CTATAAGATAATCATTATTTTATTACCCTACCATATGTCAGATTATTTTTTGCTCTGATATCCTTGTGGGTAAACTGCCAGAATTCTCCAGTATCATTTATCACTACGGTATAAAGAGTATCAGTTTCATGTCCATACTCAGTCACAAGCCAGATTATACCTGGGCCTTTAGGTGTATTAACTTCCATTCTATTATGTGGCTCATAAATCATAAGGTAATATTTATCTTCTCATCTCTGGTTACTAGCTCTGTGTAAAGTTCAATATCTCTTGACCATTCTGAACCAGTCCAGAACTCAAACCCGGAATACTTAGATTTATATAAACAACATAACTCATATCCCCCTAGTAAATAAACATACTCACAGTTTAATAACCTAGCTGTCTCACATTCATAATACTGAGCTACTGTACCCAAAGAAAGTTTTGGGTCATGATAATTCCATATAAACTGATAAGCCACAAACTGATTTTCAAATACTCTATATATACTAATACCTACTAGTACATCTGTCCAGTATTCTATAACCTGGCAATCCTTGAAAGACTCCAGACTGATATCTCTATTAAACTCATGATATTCACAGTATGCTTTATGCAACTTAACATACTCTTCTAGACTAGCCTCTATATTACCAGCTTGCACAGTAACTTTTTTAGAAAGCCTTCTTGTAGTCTTACTTGGTTTGTATACTGATAAATCCAAGCGGGTACTCCTTTCATTATACCACTTACCTTCCCAGGGAATCCAACCTTCTTTCAAAGCTTGGGTAGGAGTCTCATCTTCTAAGATACCATAAGCGCAGTTAACAATAACCTCCAGGTTACTAACCTTGCCAAAACCTTTAATATGGTCAAACACAATCTTCATATGGTACCTTATTGTGACTACCCCAGGAGTAAGAATGAAAGTAACAACCCCCGGGGCAATCAACCTGTAGCATGGTAAAGGTAGGGAAAAGTTTGGGGATGGACAACTACGGTAATTGGTTTCACTATATATATGGGGATGTGGTGACCCATACAGCGCAGGCCCCACCCCCTGAGCAGCAGAGGTGGTACCCCCCATAGAAGCAGAGGGATGATGTGAGAACAGTAGAAAAAATGTAAGAATGTTTGCACAGGAGAAAGTTTCTGTGGCAGCTTCTATGTGATGAGAAAACAACAGCTATGATAAAATCTATTCAATTTGTATGTGTGGGATTGTTGGTGACAATCTTCATGGAAGGAATGTTCACTCTTGGTAGTGCATTTGATTTTGAACACTATAGCGGCTTTGCTTGGGTAACACAAGCAATAGTTGCTACAGCAGTTATAACTACAGCTCTTAGAGTTGCTAAAGAAGGAGAGTAATCTCCTTTTCTTTTTATGTTGCAGCTTTAATATAAAGTAAAATATATACTATGAACTCAGAAAAAAGAAATGCCTTGTTTGTTGTAACCTACTTTGCTTTAGGTTTATTTGGTGGATGGTTAATAGGTGCTGTTGCATATCATCATCCAAGACATGTTGACACTGAATACTTCATTGAGTTGAAGGGAGATTCAGCTGTGATAGAAGGATTAGATAGACATACATATACATGTCCTATTGATAGTATTCCTGCTGTATTAGAAAGAGATAACCTGTAATGGGTTATCTTTTTTCTAACCATAGTGTTGCAGCTTCATTGTTATAATAATTCTAATATAGTTGTTATGGCAAATGATATCCCTAAATGTTCTTGTGGTGCAGAAGTAATGTATGATACTTATGAGCATCCTACTGAAGAAAGCATCCGTGTTGATTATGCTGATTGCTTTGATTGTGCACATAGTGAAGAAAATGAGTTGCCTATTTAGGTAGCTCTTTTCTAACCATAGTGTGGCAGCTTCTATTGGATATGAAATTAAATCTTTTACTATGCATAGAGTAGATATTTTTAGTTTCTTGGCATCAGATGCTGCGGAACTAACCAAGATGCAAACGCGTCTTAACCAATGGATGACTGCAAAGTCCTTGGTGAAGTATGAAATACACACTGCGGGTGAGTACATCATCTTCAATGTTTGCAGAAAGAAAGAGGAGGCTTAGGCCTCTTCTTCTTTTAAAGCATAGTGTTGCAGCTTTACTTGTAATTAAAATTTTAAAGTAAATACAATGGACACAGAAACATTAATTAAAGTAGTTGCTATGCTTGAAAAGAAAGTTTGGAACTTGACATATAAGTATAGTGACTTGCAACTATTTATGATAGCACATAACTATAGTAGTGTTGAAATAAAAGAAGCTAAAGAGAAGCATGACATAGAGAGAAAAGCTTTAGTTGATTTTATGAATCAGTTACAGAAAACTATTGCTGTTAAAATGATTACAGAAGACTTTAGTCATTTGTTTAAAGAGGGAGAGTAATCTCCCTTTTAAAGCATTGGGTTGCAACTTTTATAGTAATATAAACCTTTTAATCTTTTTATTATGAACAAAACTCTAAGATTTGGATACCAATCATTTGGTAAGCACAAACTGATTAAAATCAATGCTAAGATCTCTTCTGCTTCTGCTGATAAGATTGCTAAAGCTTTTCCTGACCTTTGGGCTCTTAACAATGGAAAGCATGGATTTAGAATTGAGGGATGCTTGCCATCTAAGGATATTCTTGATTTTGATGATGCACTTAAGCTTGCTATCATTGACTACAAGATTAATGCCTTACAGCAAAAAGCATTTGACATTGAGATTAATGCTGAATGCAGAAAGGATGCATTTAGCCTTAGCATCTAAGCAATTGGGGGAGTAGAAATACTCTCCCTTTTTGCATTGTGTTGCAACTTTATTATCAAGTAAAATTAAATTCTACACTATGACCAATTTTATTAAAGATGTGCTTTTAGAGATTGAGGGGATCTCAATTCTATTGAAGCAAGAAAGAACTAAGGATGTGATGAAAGCTATAAGCAAATTGCCTGAGAAGGATATTGTTGCTTACAGAGATTCACTTGCTGATGAATTTAAAGTGTTGAATCCAAATAAACACTTGCTGTTATCATAGTAGAAGGGGGGGAAGCAATTCCCCTTTTACTTTTTTATTTACTTAATATATATAGTATGGAAGAAGAAGTATGTGTTGTCTTAACTTGGGAAGAGTTGAAGACAGTATTAGCAGGACTGTCAGCCATCAAGAATATGGTAGACAATGACAAGCTTGATGCAGTATATGTCAAGCTGAGCACACAGTATAAGGGAGTCTAACTCTCTTATACCATTGTGTTGCAACTTTTATTTTAGAATAAAACCCCTTAATTTATTTATTATGAACAAGATTATTGAAGTAGCCTTAACAGGCAAGTTTGGAACTGAAGCTGTACCAAGTCTAATGGAAGTGATTAATATCACACCTAATCCTGAAATGGCAACTGAGATCCTATTAGGCATCTACACACAGCCTAAAATTCCTTCAACAGTTGTCAATGAACAAGGCTTAGAAAAGACAGCCACTCACATTGACTACTGGAGAATGCGTGTTAGTTACTCTTATCAAGAAGAGGTGCGACAGCACATCTATGTTGATCAAGATTGTGACACAAGTGTAATCACTCTTGAAAACTACAAGGAGTTTGAAAGGGATTACGGCTCTGGGAACATCAAGTCACACAGGATTCCAACTGGTGAGATAAGAACAAGACAAGATTCTTGTGAGTTCGGAGACTGGTTGGCACAAGAGGCAAAAGAGTTAGCTGTGTGATTAAAGGGGAAGAGAAATCTTCCCTTTTTTTCTTTGGATTGTGTTGCAACTTTTATGGGATAATAAACTAACTATTATGAAAACAATTTCTGAAATGAAAGCAACAGTTGTTGCACTTGGACAAATGGTTCACACTGACAAACTAAGTAGACCTTACCTTTGGGGGAAAATCTTATTGGCTGAGACACAAGAAACATCTTGGGTTATCATCTATGATTTCTTTGTAGGAGCAGGTACTAAACTCATAGTATATCCATTAGCTGATACTTCACGCTATGGGATAAAGCATGTTGAAGAGCATAATGATCTTGTAACAGACGCTATAGAGATGTTGGTAGAAAGAAAGGTTGCTGAAGCCTTGGCTAAGAGAAGGGTGTAACAACCCTTTTTTTAGTTAGTAGCCCAAAGTGTTTTATGGCTTTCAGCCAAGCCTTTGCAACTTTTATAGTAAGTAAAATTATTTACTAATTCCTTAAAACCAAATTAAAATGGGAAAAAAGAAAGTTGTGTTGAAATTCAAAGAAGAAACAACACCAAATGGTAATGTAGTTAAGAATGCCACATTTGCGGGTACTCTTCTGCGCATGTCTGAAAAAGTATTTGAGTATACTAATGCAGATGGTGTTGTAGTTAACTACAAGTTGGCTGATGTGCGTTATACTGATGCAGTTGGAACTACTCACGTAGAACCAAATGTGCATGTGTATGAGGCAAGCTATGAGCAAGACATGGAGGTTGGTGAAACTTACTTGGGTAGAGTAACCCGCAGTAAGAATGCTGATGGGAGTGCTCGTGACCCTTGGTTCAATTTGTATTCTGTAGTTGTTGGTGTGCGTAGCACTGATGATGACTTTGAAGAGTACGAGGTACCTGCAGAGGAGCTTGCTGTATAAGCATGTGGGAAATAGGGTGTGTAGAAATACACACTCTATTTTTTTTGTCTCCACCGTGTGGAGCATTGGCATTTTATGTAGCAATAGCAAGGGTACCATGCAATGCATACTACTTAAAAATATTGTGTTTTATGCCTTTTCAAGGCAAGCTTCTGCAACTTTAATAGTAAAACCCAAGATAAGCACCTACCTCACAGCGGTCAGCGCAGCGGTCATTGATGCTATCATAGCAGGGACAGTGCGGTCAAACCAACAAGTTTGTAGCAAGGAACTGCAAAACTGTAGAAGCTAGACTGGGCGGGGGTTACAGAGATTATTTTTGTGTGAGAATGAGGGTGATTTGGGGTGAAAAACACTCCATGTTATTACAGTAGCAGGTCTAGCCACAGATTTAGTCAACAGACTTAGACAACATATTTATATGGCTAACACACTATCTATGTAACTATCTCTATCAGTACTATCTCTATATATAAGAGCACAGTAACCAACTCCGGAATCATATTAATCCACCACTTAAACCCAATAACCATGAATGTATACATCCTTCACTGCGACATGTTTGACAATGGCACTCATGTAAGCCACAGCATTGTTAATGTATTTGCTACAAAAGAACTTGCTGAAAAAGACAAAGACCATTGTATCAAGTATGAAGATGCTGATAACTATATGTTTGACATAACATATACCATTACAGAAATACAAGTACAGGGAGCTTGACTCCCGTTTAATCCTAAACTATATACTATGCATTTAATTATTGCTAATCTAATGTTTGTTCTACAGATACACTCCGGGTATATTATACCAACTGATGATGTAGATGGTAGAACTATATACTCTATTCCATCTGCGGGAATTGAGTATGCTTACAAAGCAGAGATAGTCCAGTATCTTGAAACTGGTCAGTTCAGTTATGATGAAACCTTAGATGACAAGGTTGATCCATCTATGTTTAAAAACAAATAGGCCATGATTACATTTGCTGATTTAAAATTTGAAACTGATGAGTTAGGAGAACATGCCTTTCACATCTTTGACAACTATTATGGTGTGTCAGTAGTACGTGGTCCTTATACCTATGGTGGTAGAAATGGACTATATGAGTTGGCTGTTGTATACATGGCTCCTGAAGATAAAGAATCTCAGTTAGTATATGATACTCCGATTACTAATGATGTTATGGGGTATTTAACTCCTGATAATATTACAGATGTAATGGCTCAGGTAAAAGCATTACCACCAAGATAATTATTTACTCTCATCCAAGCAGGTAATACTCTGAGTAGTATTAATTAGCGGAATGCATAAGTCAAGGATTGCAACCTTGTGAGAGTACAAAGTCAGTTTGTTTGGAGATTGTTCTGACTATAAACTAGTGAATCTATCCTATCCAGTAAGTTACTGGCGTTGGCTCACCATAACAGACAAGTGAGAGGCTTTAGTCCATATGCCTTAAGGACTGAATTAATGCACCACAACTAACTTCCCAAGGGTTAGCAGTTTCTAAGAACTAATAATTCCTATTATGTGACAAATAGGTTGGTAGGAAACTGAGTGCAGAGGGGTTCTGATTGTATTTTATTTATTTACTTACTTAATTTTTATTCTGATTATGAAAAATTTATCTACAAAAGGACTATCTATGTCCCAAGCACAGTCTATTTCTAACCTGTGCAACCAACGTGCACAAGAAATTGGCCGTGAGTTGGATTCTTACAATGTCTCTAGTAAGTCCATTAAGATTGCTGGTGAGACATTTGAGTTAGAAACTCCATATGCTATGCCATCTACAGTTCTTGAGTTACTCAAAGAGAAGGCTAACTTGCATTCTACTCAAGCATTCTTGATGGAGGCTATCAGAGAGAAGAGTGACATCATTACAGAACTTGAAAGCAGAAGATTTGATAGTTCTGGTCTTTTGGAGCCTGAGCGTCCAGAGTATCCGGATCTTCATATTGCTAATTCTGTGGGTGAGAACTGGGGTTGGTCTCAGCTTACTCCAAGTGAGTATAATGAGTACTTGATGGCTGAAGCATATGCTTCTCATCTTGGTCAGTTCATCCATAAGGGTGGTAAGTTGACTCAGATGCGTAAGCAGTTAGCTGATCTTCCTGCTATTGAGTGGATGAATGTTAAAGAAGGTGAGAAAACACCAGTTAAGATTCAGAAGCATCATACTGCACAGGAGTTGCTTGCTATTCATGAGCAGATTGCTAATGAGCATAGAGTTTATGAGCAACGTGTAAACTATTACAAAGCCAAGGTTAAGAACTTGGTCAGTGATGAGAATGCACGTATTCAGAAGGAAAATGCTGATAAAGCAAAAGCTTATGAATTAGAGGAGCAACGTATCAATGAAGAATACAGAGCTGCTATGAATACATACCGCACTCAGTTAATAGCTGAGACTTCATCTTTTAGTGCTGACCGTGAGAAGGCAATTAAGGATGCTGCTGCACTAAGAATTAGTGTTGATCCTAGATTTCAGGCTGTAATTGACATGTTCATTACTCCAGAAAAATAGGAGCTTATAGGTGAGCAAGAGATAGGCATAAGCTGATTCTCTTGCTCTTTACACCTAGTGATAAAGACTTTAAGATATAGCAAGAACGGGTTATGCGCCCTTACATTCATAAGATTTATTAATTATCTTAACCATACCGCTTCTCTTCAAACTTTACTGAGATAGAACTCTCCGTCAGACAGGTTACTGCACATAGATGCAATTGGCTGACACACTCTAGACTTAGTTTTTGTTTTTGCCTTTGAAGAAGAGAAGGTCTTTGACTTAGATTTTGAATTTGTCTTTGGCTATATATCTTTATCACTAGGAGACTATTTTATTCAACTCAACTTATTAATTATGAACACAGAAAAAAGAAACAGTTTATTTGTAGTGTCTTACTTTGCATTAGGACTATTTGGTGGTTGGATTATGGGGTCAGTAAGACCTGTTCCAGGCATGAAACCAGAGCATAATATTAAGCCTGAATACTACATTGAATTAAAAGGTAATGGATCTGCTATAATAGAAGATCTTGGCGGTAACACCTACACTTGCCCAACAATTGAAGACATACCAAATGTATTAATTAAAGACAACTTGTAAGATGTTAGAAAAGAAGAAAGCACAGCTAAGAGATCTCAAGCGTAGAGAGGTCTCTTACAAATGGGATATTGAAGAGATTAAACATGCTGATATGGATCCGGAACGTAAGGCTATGTATTTGAATGATGCAATGTGTGAACACTACATGCTAGAAAATCAAATCATAGACTTGGAAAGTGAAATAAGGATGTATCCATTCAAGGTAACCCTAATTGGATTTGTTATATTTGTTCTTGGTATGACCATCTGTATGATGTTATAATACCAAATGGTTCCATAGCTCAATTGGATAGAGCAACACACTTCTAATGTGTAGGTTACAGGTTCGACTCCTGTTGGAATCACTATAGCCTCTAAGTAATTAGGGGCTTTTTTATATCTTATTTATTCACTTAAAATTCTGATTATGAACATGTTAGGAAAACTATTTAACAAGAAGAAAACATTAAAAGCAACACCAGCTTTAAAGGTGTGCATTATTGATGACACAACAACAGACTTGTGGACTACCTTAGGTATTACACCAGAAAGAAGGGATGAGTTAGTTGATATTTGTGAGGAAGCTTATCATCAATTTGATGGAAAGTCACGGTGTTATGAGTACATTGTAGATCATTGTAAACATGTCAATGAAGTAATTACAGCCACAATTGTATTTGAAAGAATGTGTGAAGGTCCTGGTAACCAATTTGCAGGTTTAATTAAACTCTTTGGAAGATGAAAGTATTTGAATTTGACTCAGTAATAGGTTTTGATTTCAACCTACAACTAATTGACCGGGATGGTGAGTTAGTTAAAACAGGAGTAAAGCGTGGTTATGTTGCTGAACTACAAGAATTACCACAAATTGGTAACAACTTTGGTAATACAAGATGGTTCACCAACTTTAATGAATCACTATTGGCTAAGATCAGAGATTACAAAAGACTAAACACATGAATGTATCAGTAACATATGATGATTCTGATGTTGCTAAAGCATTAGAAAAGATTATTGTAGACAAGAATAGTGCTGAGTTTGTAAAACTCTTTACTCCTATGATTTGTCAAAGCTCACATGCATCTAATTGGCTATTCAAGTTGATGCTTGGTAATGCTTTGCCTGAGGTAATACCAACAGGTACACTTTGCAAGTTCAGCGTTGATAATTTAGGCTATGGTGCTAACAAAGATCATATTAAAGCTAAGTATGCTGATTCAGAGGACAAAATAGTTGTGACCATAAGAGAGTTTAGAGGCTTTCATGACTACAGTCATTATCTTGTCAACTATACCAATGTTAATGAACATGGTCAAGATAAACAAGACTATTGCACTGCTCAAGCAAACCAGCTAAAGATAATTAAGGAAATTTAACGTAGTATATCTGTTGGTATGCTTTTCCTAACAAATAACAAGGGGCTGTAATGGCCCCTTTTTATTGTCTTAGCTATATAGTGCAGCATTTTAATTCTTTAATGAATCCATGTCAGGAATAATGGCATATATTTACTAAAGTTTATGCATTCACTATGTTATATCAGTTGCCTAATGGCAAAGTTATATATTTAACAATTGAGCAATATCTTGAGCTCACTGATGAAGATGTCCAATACCTGATGTCACTAAATGCTGGTGAATATGCATTAAATCCATTCACAGATTCTGCAGTTGTAGAAAACACCAAAGAAAAATACTATGACTTTGATTATCTAACAGATGATGAAAGTGATAGCATTATTTCAGATGATGAACCATTTGATGAAATAATAGACTTATCTGGTCCTACAGATATATAATAGTTCCACTTCTGATGGAACAGCACTTACTATAGCTTGAGTAACTATAGTATAGTATTCTACTCAATCACTTATTATTTACTTATTAATTTTTATGTTATGAGCGCAAGTTCTAAAGTTGCTGTTGTATCTGATCCTACCACTGGAGCAGTTATTAACCAATCTCCTAATAATCCTGAATGGGGTTATATCAAAGTGGAGCAAACTACAAATGTCTATGATGACAATGGCTTTCTTAATAGAAAGAAAGTATCAGCTATTATCTCTGCACCAATTGTTATTCTACAAGAAGCAGGTTACTTTGCTGGTCAAATGTTGGATGGAAGAATTGTTGTACAAGAATCTATCACACCATGGAATGAAAAGAATCCAGAGCGTGATTTGAAAGTAGCAGGTGCTACTGGTATTATCTGCCGTATTGAGGGTCAACCAATTTACCGCAAAACTTTCTACACTGAGAAAGAGAATGCTAAAGACATTTTCCTTGCTCATGATAATGTAGATGAATTGAAAAGAGCTTACAATGCTGAAAGAGTATCTGCTATTACTGCAGACCAGTCTTTTGATATCTAATTGAATGTTGATTGATGGAGAGGGGGAGACATGTGCGTTTCCCCTTTTTCTTTTACTTATGATTAAACCTGTATACTATGGAAAAGTTAAAACAAGATGTAAGAAATTACCAGATGAGATCACATACTGTGATGTCATATGAGCAAGATGGCTACAACAGCTATCAAAATTATCTTTACAAAAGAGCACTCTACGGTCTAGATGCTCTAACAGAAAAAGAACTTGCTACTATGTGTAGTAAGAAAAAGCAAAGAATTGTCAATGTGTATAAGCGTGCACAGGTTACACTTAACAAGTTTAAGCAGCAAATTACTATTCAATATAGTAACTTTCTGTTCAGTACTTTGTTCCCTGAAAGCCCAATTACACAGGCATTACTTGCTGATACTGAGACAGATGAAAAGTTCAAGAACACTTTAACTTTTAAAGATTTAGGTATCACAAAAGAACAAATTATCAGTATCTTTATGCTTGAAGGGATCCTTCCTAAAAACTTCTTAAGTTTAGAAGGGCCACAAAACCAACTACCAAGACTAAAGAATGATAAAACTGAAAGAATGTGATGGTTGTCAAAAGATGACTGTTATATGGAAGAACCATGAGGGATTCAAATACTGTAAATATTGCTGGAGTTGCCAAAAAGCCATTAATAGTGACAGTTCACAGAAACCAAACGACTACAAAGTCCCTCAGGTATCTTCCAAAAGAAAAAAGAAAGATGCTGAGTACCTCAAGTTGAGAGAAAGGTTCCTCACTGAAAATCCAATATGTCAGGTCTCTGTAGCCGGTTGTATGAATGGTAGTACTGATGTGCACCATACATATGCCGGCTCTAACAGGGATGCCTTCTATTTAGTACAGTCAACTTGGTTGTCTGTGTGTAGAAACTGTCATAATTGGGTGCATGAAAATCCTGCAGAGGCTAGAATACTGAACTACTTAAAATAATATGATTTAAAACTTATGATTATGAAGATGATTGGAAAAGATCTTAAGATCAAACACACAACAACTTATTCAACTTTCTCTGTATTACCTATGAACAGAGGTATTGATAGCAAACATGTACAGAAAATGATTACAAGTCTTAGACTACAAGGCTGTGTTAGAGTAGTAATATGTTGTAGGACTAACATTATTGAAGGTGAATGGAAAACCTACATTATTGATGGTCAGCATATGGCTACTGCATTAGAAAGAGAAGGGGCACCAATTCCTTATATTGAGGTTGAGATTACATCTGAAGAAGATCTTATTGAAAAGATGGCATATCTTAATAACTCATCTAAGTCTTGGGACATGATGAACTTTATCAATGCTTGGAAAATGATCCGCCCAGACTACATGAAGTTGTTTAAGTGGAAGAACATGTATGACATTGAGATTACCATGTTAGCAATTATTGGTGTTAACAATACTGCAATTCAAAAAAGTACTGGAGTAATTAAAACAGGAAACTTCAAAATTACTAATCCAAATGCAGAAGATATGTGTAAAGCATTCAATGATATCTTCTTAAAGATTGGTAAGTCTGACAGAGCTGTTAAGTTTCAGTTTTTGAATGCATTCATGCAAGCATACAATCCAAAGTATGACCATAACAAAACCATGGCTGCTATTGACAAACACCTTAAAACTGTTAAGTTGATGGCTATTGGTGATGAGACTGGTGCATTTATTAGAAAACAAATATTTAAACTTCCAAAGTAATGGATAGACAAGACATCCAATTTGAGGCACTGTCTGCAACTGATGGTAAACAGAAATGTTCTGTTGTATTAGGCACAGGGGTCGGTAAGACCCTTGTTGGCCTAAACTATATTAACAGGAATTCAACTCCGTTAATGAAGGTACTGGTTGTAGCACCAAAGAAATCAATATTCCAGTCATGGAAAGATGATGCGGTCAAGTTTGATATGCAACATCTATTAGGTAGAATTGTATTTACTACTTACCTCAGCTTGAATAAGTATAAGCCTGGTGACTTTGATATGGTCTGTTTGGATGAATGTCATTCCTTGCTAGATAGTCACAGAGGCTTTTTACAATTATATAAAGGGAAGATACTGGGTTTAACCGGTACTCCTCCCAAGTATAAAGATTCAGAGAAAGGTAAGTTAGTAAATGAATTCTGTCCTGTAGCATATACTTTCAAAGCAGATGATGCTATAGAAAATGGGATACTCAATGATTATCAGATCATTGTACACCAGCTAGAGCTTGATACTAATAAAACCTACCCTGTAGCAATGAAAACTAAAACTTTCAAAACTTCAGAGTATGACAATTACAAGTACTGGTCTAACAGACTAGAAACAAGTTCTGGACCTGTGCATATACTCAGAGTTATGCGCATGAAGGCAATGATGGAGTATCCAACTAAAGAAAGGTATGCTAAGAAACTAATGGAGTTTATTACTACCAAATGTATTCTTTTTGCTAATACTCAAGAGCAAGCTGATAGGCTGTGTCAACATAGTTATCATAGTAACAATTCTGAATCTGAGATTAACTTAGAAATGTTCAAGAAAGGTACTATAACTAAACTATCCACAGTACTACAGCTTAATGAGGGTGTTAACATACCTAATCTTAGACAAGGTATCATTATGCATGCATATGGTAATGAGAGAAAAGCTTCTCAGAGAATAGGTAGATTACTCCGCCTTAATCCTGATGAGAAAGCTATTGTCCATATACTATGTTATATGGGTACTGTAGATGAGAGATGGGTTAAAGAAGCTCTTGAAACATTTGATCAGAGTAAAATACTCTGGAAAGATTACGGAATAAAACTATAATTATGGAACTACCTGAAGATCACAAACTCATCTTGTATAATGATGAGACTAATAGTTTCCCTTATGTTATGGCATGTCTTGTTAGATTCTGTGGACATGAACCACAACAAGCAGAACAATGTGCTTTAGTTGCTGATCTTGTAGGTCAGTGTACTGTAAAACATGGCTGTTGGGCACAAATATCAACAATGGCAGAACTTCTTGAAAGTGTTGGCTTAACTGTTAAAATATCAACATTGTGAAAGCAATATGTATTGACAGCAGCAATAAGCCTGCTAAAATTCCTGTAGAACAGTGGATTAAACAAGGAGAAACCTACACCATTATCAAAGTAGTAAAGATGGGGTTACAGGACGGCAGATATGGTGTGCTTCTAAAAGAGGTACAAATGTCTGCTGACTGTTTTCCATATGAATACTATGATGCTGATAGGTTTGTGCCTTTGGATGACAGAGTTGCCAACATGGAAGAAGAATCTGTTAAAGAAGCTGACTTAGAATTAATTTAATTATGGAAGATTATACAAAGGAGGAAGTTATAAAAGAACTTGGTTCTTTAGACCAAAAGACCCGTAAGAGAAATGTTGTTGATCAAAGAAGCTATTTAATTGGTATTTTACATCAAAAATTTGGTCTATCAGAACATGCAATTGCAAAATTAACAGGACTTAAAAGAGAAAAAGTAAACTACAATAGAAGATTACCAGTTCAATTTAAGGATGATATTGCATATAAAAAAAATGTATATGTATATGCTCAATTGTTTCCTTTTGACTTTAGTAAAAGTTATGCTATTAAATCACAAAGACAGAAAACAATACAAATAGTTGTTGATGATAAACTGTTTAAGAAATTGACTTTAGTTAGAGATTTATTTGGACACACAGATGTTAGAACTACAGTTGCACATTTACTTGAAAAATCTATGAAATTATGGGCAGAATAAAAGAAATATACATGCGTGTCATGCATGAGAATGATGGTCAGGTTCCAGAAGAAATGACCATTGCAGATATGGCTAACATGAAAGAATTAGAAATTTATAATTGGGAAGAGTATGAAAGAGAACAAGAGAAACTTAGACTATTCAGAGCTAAACAGGAAAATCCAAGAGAGATTACAAAGGTTGCAGAAGTTAAAGAATTCTGGGAAGAAGAACTCAGAAAAGGCAAACTCAGAAGACTTGCAAAGGGTGAACAATGAGGAAGGAGACTAAAATCATCATGGTACTCTGTGCTATTGTATGGATACCAATTATTTTGTATCTTGTTCAACCTAAACCAGTTGCAAAGAAGGAAACTTATAAATTTGTAAAGGTTAAGGATTGGTCTAAGACTGCAAAAGGATATAGATTAGGTTACTTGAACCATTTGTACAACACCAAATGAAACACTTTATTAAATATACCTTGGTATGGATAAGCCAAAACTTGTCCATACCTTTTTGGATGGTAGGTCATGTACACCTTAGTATGAATGTATACAAAGACATACATGAGATACTTATGTCCATGGGTATGAATATAATTGTGTTAATAGGGTTTATTATTGATTACATAGAATCAAAAAAATAAAATATTATGAATAAGTCAATAGCATTAGTAGCAGTAATTTACACTGTTCTTATTTTTGGAGAATTAAGATGTTTGTATAAAACCATTACCTGTAACTGGGATCCTATTGGTAAAGCTGAGATAGTTTATACTATAGGTACATTTACAGGTGCTGGGGTTATTATTGGGTACTTTAATATTGAAGATAAATAACCTTTAAGCAATGAGTGAACAAGAAACAGGATGGATAAGTGCTCTTATTAAGTGTGACTTATGCGGGTATGAATCATTATCAGTACACCATGAGTCATCTGATAAATTAGAGTGTGCCAACTGTGGGAATATGTCTCACTTTGAAGTATTAAAATATTATACAGAAGAAGAATGAAATATGAACTAAATGTAAAATCAGACCATTGGAGAAGCTGCTACACTATCCGTTTGAAGTATCCTTCTGGTGTAGAAAAGTACAGAACCAATAGGCTACCAAAAGATGAATTTGAAAAGATGTTGAACTACACAAATGAGGATTGGGAAAACTATCTCAATACTTCAGAAAACTATAATCTAGTAAAATGAAAAATCAACAAGAACGCAGAGAAGAAATGGGAGCTTATGCTACTATGTTAGTAGTAGGAGCTGTGTCATTAGTATTAATTGGTGTCTTATTAAAGACACTCTTTAATTTATTTTAGCATGGACAATTATCCAAAATGGGTAAACAATCTTGTTTACTTTTTAGCAGGTATTGGTTTTTATGGAGTATTATTGCATTTTTTATAGTTATGCCTGACATGTCAATTTGCACCGGAGAAGAGTGCCCTTTAAGAAATACTTGTTACAGATATAGAGCTAATGCAAGTACGTTAATGCAATATTATTTTACAGAAGTTCCTTATAATGTAGAAGAAGATAAGTGTGACTTTTATTATCCACTTAGACAGAAACAAGAAAACAACTTAAATCTAGAATAATGAGTGTAAACAAGAAAGACTACAAAGTAGTAGAAGTAACAGATGATCACATGACTTGGTATTTAGTAAAGAAAAAGTTTTTATGGTTCTTTTGGAAGACCATTAAAAACAATTCTGGTTCACAAATGCGTTATACTTCAAGAAAAGGTGCACAATCCTACATTAACTTCCTAAAGTAATTAATGGGTGTTAGGAGAAGTCATGCTGAGATAAGACATGATACTCTAGAAGCTTTTTTACCAACACTTTTTGGAATTAAGAGAGTAAGTCACGGCATCAAAAAACATATGATATATGTTTTTAAGGATTTTGGTACCCCTATATTAAGTTTAGCCACAAACTATGCCTACAGAGAAATGGATAAAGATATTAGAACAGCAATGGAAGCTTTGACAGCAGAAATTGCAGCAGAGCATTATGAGATTACACAAAATGTAGATAGCAATTTAAACTACCTGTGGTATATGTATCACAAGGGTAGTAAAGCAGGTACATTCAGACCATTTGTTTATATGGCTGAGTTACAGTTGCTAAAGAAAATGGGTTATACTAATGACCTTGAAGCAAAGAATATGATCAAGATGCTTGAGTCCTCAGATGAGGATAACATACATATGGTTACTCTTGCTATCAAGAATTACAGAGACCTGAGAATTCAAGAACATGGTTTATACAGTAAAGTAAACAAAGACTACTGGGATGTTGCCAAGAATTATGCCTTTGAGATTTTAAATCATGAGGTATTCACTACAACAATGGCAGTTAAGTAATGGCAAATGTAGTAGTAGAACACATAGTAAAGGAAATAAGGTTAGATAATAAGGACATAGAAATAATGAGTCCAAAAATTATAGCTGGCTATGTTATGTATAAATACAAATGCAGTCCTTATTTAGCCAAACAAATTGCTAAAAAATTAACAAATGTTCACAGTAAAACTAGTTAAAGAAGGTGGTAAGTTAGTTTACCCTGATGACAAGTCAAAACTGAGTTATCAAATATTTCTGGATAAGCTTTCTGAAGGTCAGAAAGTTGAAATGTATATTGGTCTAGCAGATACAGACCACAGTGTAGCACAATTGGCTAAAGTGCATGCATGTATTAGAGAATTAGCCAAAGAATCTGGCTATACTTTTGATGAAATGAAAATGATTATCAAAAGACAATCCGGCCTATGCTATGATGGCGGAGATGCTGAGTATTGCAAGTCATTTGCTGACTGCAGTAAAGATGAATTAGCTTTGGCTATTGAAGCTTGTATTCAATTAGGTAGAGAGAATTGGAATCTTAATCTGGCTTAGGAGCTACATAGCCTTCATCTGTAGGCTCTAGTATTTCCTTTTCTAAATACAAGTCAGCATCTTTTGCTTGTTTTTCAATTTCTGCAAGTAAGATTGTAAGTGTGTGAAAAGATCTTTGAAGATCATCTAAGTCTTGATACTGTTTAGTCATGCAAGCTTTGATATATTCTTCTGTACCTTCTTTTGGCATTTGACTGTACAAGTAAAAAGCAACAGCTTTTGTCATCAAGTAGAAGTTCTTATTAACTTGAATTGATACAATTGCATCATCTTTTAGCTCTTTGGTTTTAATTGCCATAACAGATTATTTTAAACAAATTTACTATAAATATGAAACAAACCTTAGATATTGAGGAGATTAAGTCTAAATTATCACAGAAACTAGAGCCATCTGGTTGGAGTGTTAAACTTAGAGGGTTTATCTACAGTAATGATTTTGATCAGTGTATCAAGGACTTAGCAAAACTGTCTCAAGAAGGCTACAGATTTACCCCTACATTAGCTCAAATGTTTAGAGCTTTTGAGGAGTGTCCTGTAGATAAACTTAAAATAGTTATGGTAGGACAAGATCCTTATCCAACTGTTGGAGTAGCTGATGGTATTGCCTTTAGTTGTAGTAATACAGGGAAATTACAGCCAAGCTTAAAGTTTATTCTTAATGAAGTAAACAAGACTGTATACAACGGTCATCCAGAATCTTTGGATCCAGACTTAACAAGATGGGCTAATCAAGGAATATTATTGCTTAATACTGCTCTTACAACTGAAGTTGGTAAGATTGGTAAGCACTATGAGATTTGGAGAACCTTTGCCAACTACTTGTTTGATTACTTGAATACATCCTACACCGGACTAGTATATATATACATGGGCAAACAGGCGCATATTTGGGCAGAAGATGTAAGTGATAACAATCATAAGTTCTTTTTATCCCATCCTGCCAGTGCTGTGTATCAAAAGTTTCAATCTTGGGACAGTAAAGATGTATTCAATAAGACTAATAAAATAATGCAAACTTTGTATAACACTAAAATTATCTGGTAATGGAAGAAGTATATATAAGATTGTTAAAGATGGAGTTATCTCCCAATGCATTCTATGTTCTGCACTGTATTAGTAAGTCTCTTATTCCTGCTGATTTTGTTAATGCAAGGATAGAAACTAAGAGATTAGTTGCTGATAATTGGTTGACTGAAAGCTTGAAATTAACTGAAAAAAGCATTATCTTTATAGAAGAGATTGAGAGTTTCTTTAAAAAAACCAAGAAGAAAACTTCCACAGACTTAATGGGAAAAGACTTTGTAGACAACATCAAGGTGTTTGTTGAACTCTTTCCTAATAGAAAGTTACCCTCTGGCAAGTATGCAAGAACAACAGTAAAGAATCTTGAAAGTTCTTTTAAGTGGTTCTTTGAAAACTACAGCTATTCTTGGGATACAATTCTCAAGGCTACTGATAAGTATGTTGATGAGTTTAGTGTAAGAAGTTACAACTATATGAGAACCTCACAGTACTTTATCAGAAAACAAAACATAGATAAGTCATTTGAGTCCGAACTTGCTAACTACTGTGAAATAGTAGAGAACCAAGAAGATGATGCAAATGATTCTTATTTCAAAGAAAGAGTAGTATGAGAATGTTGAAACTATTTATAATTGCAGCAGCGGCTTTTATGGTATCATACACTGTGGTCAACACACTGATAATACCTATAGCAATTGGGCAATTCTTATTAATTGAGGTACTGATTTCTCTTTCTCATGCATATTACAACTATGCAAAAAAGAAGTTAAATTTAGTAAATCCCGTATAGATGTCAGAGTTATTCAATGGTGCCAGGCCTCTACTGCCTGTAAGTGAAAGAGATGCTTTAAGAAAAGCTATCATAAAAATTAAAGCAAGAAGACAAGGTGACCTCAAGTCACTGATTAGTGCTTGGCCCAAGTTTAATGATGCTTTTTGTGATGGATTAGAATGGAGAACTATCACCATAGTAGGTGCTAGGCCCGGTACAGGTAAAACTTTATTCATGGAACAGTTAATCAGTGATATCATTGAGCATAACCAAGACCAAGAATTTAGAATCCTAAAGTTCCAGATGGAAATGGTTGATGAAACCAACGGGGTAAGAAAACTAAGTCTGAATACAGGTGCTGATTACAATACATTAATGAGTAAGGGTGGCAACCCTGTAGATAAAGCAATTTTCTATAAATGCGTGGACTACTATGAAAAATCTGTTGAGAGAGATTTTATTAATGTAGTATATGATGCATGTACCACTGATGAAATGTGTGCTACTATCCATTATGAGATGGAAAAACACAAGAAAGAGGATGGTACATATACTAATATGCTAGTTACTATAGATCACTCAGCATTATTTAGAGTAGGTAAAGGACAAAAGGACAAGTTTGAGATGTTGAATAGCTTGGGTGAAGCTCTCACCATGATGAAAAAGAAATATCCAGTTGCTTTTTTAGTTCTTAGTCAGCTTAATAGAAATATTGATAATCCTGATAGATCCAGAGATGGGGAATATGGTAATTATATTCTTGACTCTGATATCTATGGTTCAGATGCTTTGTTACAGCATGCAGATGTTGTAATGGGTATCAACAAACCATCTATTAGAAAGATAAGACAGTATGGACCAGAGAGATATATAATCAATGATGAGGATCTCTTGGTATTTCACTTTTTGAAATCTAGAAATGGTACCACCAGGATGAGCTTCTTTAAATTGGATAGGGATACTATGCGGATTATAGAAGTTGACACACCTGCTCAAGCAACAAAAAAAGTAACAATTTAAAACCCAAGTATGAGTACAAGAAAAGAAAGAGAAAAGGAATTTTTTGTCCAACACATGGACACATTCAGAGCTCTTAAATTAACTGACCCATTCTTTATTATCAAGACTGCCTTCTTTCAGAAAGGTAAGTATGGTAGACAAGTTCAGTTCTTTGAATCTGAAATTGGTAGAGGAGAGGACATTTACATTGAGTTCTATGACAATGTCACTGATGATAAGGGAACTGTTACAGATGTAACACCTTTCTCAAGTGACAGACAGTTGTTTAAGTACAAGTATAATCCCTTCTATGAAGAGGAGTATGAAACTAAGTCTGGTACAAGTTTTAAGGGTGACCCTTATATTTTGTATACAGTACCTATTTCTGAAATGGTTGCTGTTCTTAAAGATGGCACTGAGATCACTTATGCTCTCTATGAGAAAAGAAAAGCTGATGCTGAAACAAAAGCAAAAGAAGATGAACTAGAACTTCCTAGACTACAGAAGAGTTTATTCCCAGACTTTGAAATTGAATTCCCTCCTAAACAAGATGAGGATGTTTTCTATTCTGGTGAAGAATCAGCTTCTGAAATTCTTTTGAGAATTGCTGTAGAGTTTCAAAAACTAGCACAAAAACTAAAGTAAGATGAGTATAGTACTTCCAACTAAAAAAGTCAAGGCTGAAAGAGTTAATCCAAAGAGATTAGTAATCTATTCAAAGCCAAAGACAGGTAAAACAAGTGCCTTTGCGGGTCTTGACGAGAATCTAATCATGGATTTAGAAAATGGTGCTGATTATGTAGAAGCTCTTAAGGTTAAAATAGGAAGCTTACAAGAGCTACTTGATGCCGGTAAAGCTATTAAA